ATCCAGAAAAAGAGAAAATTATCAAAGCGCTTGTGAGGGGACAACCTTTTCGGGACATAGCGGGACAATACGGGATATCGAAATCGGCTGTGCAACGCTATCTCGATAAAAAACTTATACACAAAGCGGCGTCCACACAACGGGCACAGGACTTGAAAGACGGCAAAGCGATCATAGGGGAGCTGCTCACGATCATGGATCGGTGCCGGAAAATGTACGATGCATGTGACAAATACTTAACCGATCCAAACAATGAAAACAATGACGAGTACTACCTGGGACCGCGCGCGGAGGAGGTCGAGGTCGTGTATGCCGAAGAACACGTCTCGAAGGGGAAAACGACAACGGTTCTTAAAAAGGATTCCCTCTCCCGGTTACTGGAGCGGGCCTACACCGGGGTGGGGACGGTGCGGGTACAGTATAATAATTCTGACCCCCGGCAACTGTTACTGAATACGGCAAATACGCTTAACCGGCAATTGTTACTCTTATCGAAAATAGTGGGAGCGGTAAAGGGGAAACAGATCAATAAGATCAATATCATCCAAAACCCCTCGTTTTTGAAGGTCCAACAGGTAATACTGGAGGTGACGAAGGAGTATCCGCAGATCCGGGCAAAACTGGCCGAGAAGCTTGAGAAACTGGCCGAGGAGCTTGAGACTTGAGTGACACGGGACTGATAGCACGTACCTTGGCAGGCGCACTGGCACCGACAGCCTATATTCGGTCGGTCGGTCTTGAACCCTTCGAATGGCAGCAGGCGGCCCTTGAGCCGGGTATCAAGAGGCTTATGCTGCTGACGGCACGACAGAGCGGTAAAAGTACGGTAGTGGCGGCGTCCACACTTCAGAAAGCCCGATTTACCCCGGGAAGCCTTATCCTTATAATTTGTCCGGCGCAGGACCAATCGAAGGAATTAATGAAAAAGATCGAAAATTTTATGCTGCATTATAAGGAACTTCCGGAAATGACGCATGACGCGATATTCGAGAAGGAGTTTGTCAACGGATCGAGAATTATTGCGTTACCCGGATCGGAGCGGTCGGTACGGTCTTATTCCGGACCGAGCATGATTATTGTGGATGAGGCCTCACGGGTGCTCGATGAAACATACCGGGCACTGCGGCCGATGATGGTGGGAGCGGATACGGAACTCGTGCTTATGAGCACACCGTTCGGGAAACGGGGATTCTTCTACGAGGAATGGACGAAAGGGGTGTCGTGGAAGAAAATTCTTGTAAAACCGCACTATGTGCTCGACGGTTCGAGACCCGTGGAGGGTCCGGAGGAACACGTGTTTCGCCGGGAATATCGGAAGCACGGCATCGAAGCGTATTATTCTCCCAGACACGATGTACAGTTTCTCCTGGAAGAACTTGTTTCTCTCGGTCCCTTATGGTTCAGGCAGGAATATTTATGTGAGTTCGTCGAAACCATAGAGGAACTGTTTCGCTTAGAGGACATTCAGGCCGCCCTCTCGGATGAAATTACACCACTTTTCGAAAAAGAGGAGGCACATGTATTCGATGAGGGGATAGAGAGGCTTCGCGTATGAAACGGTTTTTACTCTCGCTTGATATCGGACAAATGGCGGATTATACCGCGATTTCGGTTGTGGAAAACGTATACCGGGAGAAACAAAAGCGTGCGTTACCGGGGACCGTACTGTGGGTTGAGGAGGACCAAACGTATGCAAAAGAATATCACCTTTTACACCTGGAACGGTTACAACAAACGTATCCGCAGGTCATAGAGCGGACGAAACAAATTATGGACAATCCGAAACTGCAGGGGGAGACGGAGCTCGTTATCGATGCAACCGGCGTGGGCAGACCGATTGTCGATTATCTGCGCAGAGAGAAGCTGAAACCGATTCCGATCACGATCACGGCAGGGTTTCAAACGACGAATGTGGACGGGGAGTTTCATGTACCGAAAACGGAACTGGTTACGGCGTTACAAATTATCTTTCAAAGCGGCCGGTTAAAAATTGCCAAAGACATCGATATAGCCCAATTATTGGTAAAAGAGCTGCATAATTTCAGACAAAAAGTATCGCAGAGAGGGAGGGCGACGTTTGAGGCGGCACGTGAAAGCGAACACGACGACCTGGTCATCAGTTTGGCCATGGCCATATGGTATTCGGAGCGAAACTATATACGAGAGAAAGCACGTGCAATACGGAATAAAACGGAGAACGACTACGACCCACTTACCTGGGGGCTTACGCGATGAAAGCACTGGATAACGAACATATGTTACTTCTCGATGAAGCGCTTTCCAGGGTAAATCACGGCCGGATCATTATCACCGTCCGGTACAATGAAATTATAAAAATAGAGACCGAGAACATCATAAAACACAATATTAATCGGACGATGCTTGACAAAAAGGCGGAGGAAGGCTATAATTACAACAATGACAATTGAATAGATAGAACTACCTTGCTTTTCCAATTAAACCGGACGGCAGGGAGATCACACTGAGAAAGGTGTGCTCTTCCTGCCGTTTTTTTATGCAGGAGGAGAATATGCCGGTACACAGAACGAAGAAAAACGGAAAGCCCGCGTTTCAGTGGGGAGCGGAAGGAAAAAAGTATCCCTATACGCCGGGAGATAAAAAAAGCAGGGAAGAAGCGAAACGGAAGGCGCAGCGGCAGGGAAGAGCCGTACGGTCCTCCGGATACAAGGAGTAATGATGGCCGAGGAGACCGAGAAAAAGAGCCTACCGGCGTTCGTTGAGGTCGGTCACGATTTTCTCGAAGGAACGACGGATTTCTTAGAAAGCACTCCCGAGGGCACAAAAGAAAAGCGGAAGGAGAAACCGAAGCCGCCTGCCGAGGAGGTCTTGTATTGATTACTAAGAAGATCGGGGAAGATCAAATAAACGAACTTCTTAAACGTGCAACCTACCTAAAAGAACTACGGGAGCCGTGGCAAAAATTGTGGAAGGAACTGGCCCCGTATGTGTTGCCCCGCCGAGCGAACTTTGATAACACCGGGGAAGAGGCGAAGACCATCGACAATCAAAACAACGATCCCACACCGGTTATTGCCAACCAGACGCTTGCAGACGGGCTGCAGGGGTACACGGTATCCCGTACCATCAAATGGTTTAAAATCCTCCTGCAGGACCGGGAGATGATGAAAAGCCCGGGGGTCGCCGACTGGCTTGAACTGGTAGAGCACGTTGTGTATGCGCTTTTTAATCGTACCAACTTCTATGACGTTATGAGCGAGTTTTTCCAGGACGGCGGTTCGATCGGGACACCCACCATCTACACCCAGGACGACGTATCGAAGGGGAGTATCACGTTTACGGCCGTCCATCCGGGAGAAATGTATATTGCCGAAAACGACGAGGGGAAAGTGGATACGCATGTACGAAGACGGTGGATGACCGGCAAGGCGCTGTTAAACCGTTTCGGTAAAGAAAATATCAACCATACCATGCTGGAGACCATCGATAAAACACCGTTTAAAAAACATGAGGTCTACCATTTTTGTTTCCCCCTGGATCAAAGAAAAATGATGGGAGTAGAGGATTTAACCTTACAATTCCCGATCGCCTCCATCTACATAGACGTTGCGAATAAACATTGCCTTTCGATAAGCGGTTATTACGAGACGCCGTTTCACACCTGGCGTTGGAGGAAAAACAGCGGAGAGACCTATGCACGGTCTCCGGCCATCGATTCCAGGTCCGATATTCTCACGATTAATCAAATCAAAAAAACGTTGTTAATGGTCTCCCAGTTATCGGCCCAGCCGCCGTTTAATGTTCCCGAGGATATGAAAGGCTTGGAGCGGATCGTACCGAACGGATACAACTATTACAGTAACAACCAAAAGATCGAACCGATTTCGTTGGGACAGAATTATCCGATCGGGAAAGACCAGTGGAACGATCTTGTCCTTACGATTAATAAACGTTTTTATGTCGATTTCTTTCTCATGCTGCAGCACCTTGAGAAGTCCATGACCGCACGGGAAGTAATCGAGCGGCAAGGGGAGAAGGCGGCGATTTTAGGGACGGTTGTGGGGCGACTTAACTCCGAATGCCTTGACCCGCTCCTCCGTCGTGTTATCAATATAGCGTTTCGTAAAGGGTGGTTGCCGCCGCCTCCTCCGGCGCTGTTGAGAGGGGGAGGGGAACTGGAGTTCGATTTCTTAGGCCCCTTGGCACAAATCCAGAAAAGTTACTATCAGAGCCAGGGAGTGACCAAGGGATTCTCTGCAGTCGCACCCATCATTCAATTGAAACCCGAGACCTTGGATATTTTCGATATGGACCAGCTGGTACGCGAAACTGCAGAGAGTTTCGGTATGCCACAGTCGATTATACGGGAAGAACCGGAGATCAAGAAACTACGTATTCTGCGCGCAGAACAACAACAAAAGATGAGCGAAGAGGCACAACGGCAGGAAATGACGAAAGAAGTGATGAAAAACTACTCCCAGCTTAACGAAGAGCCGAAAGAAGGAAGCGCGATCGACGCACTGAATCAATTTATAACGGGACGGTACGGATAATGAGGGAAGACGGTAATACGCAAAACGCCGAGGAGATGAAACATGAGTATTTCAGACGAGTGTTCACTACCCATGAGGGAAAGGTTGTCCTTTCCATTATCCTTGATGATTTGTGTTATTTCAGACCGTCAACCAATGAAGTGGAACGAGTTCGAACGGATTATGCAAAGCTTCTTTTGACCTACATCGTCGAGGGAAATGCATATGAGATAGTACATGCCTTAGTAGGCATTCAAAAACCGAAGAAGGAGCAAACATATGGGAACTGAAGAGGGCACCGTTGTTGACCCCACTGCGGACAATCAACCGACGGGCGAGGACCGAGAGACGGAAGAGGGAGACTTCCTAACAGGTCGAACGGGGAACTCCAAGGACCGAACTGCGTTGCAGGACGGGACGACCTCGGAGGGTTCCCCCGATACGGATGAAGGCGATGCGAATAAGGACGTCGAACCGAAGCAGCCGTATATGAGGCAGACCGCTAAGGACCTCTGGAACAATGAGAGCCTAGCCAAGTTTGAGAATGTGGACAAACTTGCGCGTGGTTACATCGATCTGGAAGGGAAGCTTAGTAAGGCTGCAATCATTCCCGGTAAGGACGCCTCGGAGGACGAATGGTCTGAATTCCTAAACACCTTAGGCAGACCTGAAAATTCTGAGGGATACGAGTTTGAAACGGTAGAGGGACTTCCGCCGGACATATCGTTTAACCGGGAGAAAGAAAACGATTTTAGGCAAACCGCTCACAACCTCGGACTTACCAAAGAACAGGCGAAGGAATTGCACAAGTGGCATATAAACAGTGTGTTAAACGATTACAAGGGGATGGTCCGGGCGAAGGCGGACGACTATAAGTCGGCCGTACAGGCGATGAAAGACGAATGGGGTGATGAGTACGGACAAAACCTTGAGCTTATGCGCCGAGGGTATGACACGCTTGCCGCTCCGGAGTTACAAGCATTGTTGAAACGGACCGGACTGACGAACGAACCTGAAATCATCAAATTCTTTTCTCGGCTCGGTAAACTGTTCGCGGAAGATCGGACTCCCACAAAAGAACTGGGAGGGGAGCCCGAACGCGATTTGGCGAAAATCCTCTATCCGTCGGATAAATAAGAAACAAACTCGATAGTCCCTCTTTTCATGAGGAACTATCATGGGAGCAATAGGAACGGGGGTAACCTATCTCGATCTTGCGAGACGGTTGGACCCCGATGATAAAATTGCGGCAATCATCGAACTGCTATCCGAAACAAATGAAATTCTTCAAGATATGATTGTCGTGGAAGGGAACCTTCCTACCGGCCATAAAACAACGGTCCGCACCGGTCTTCCCAGTGCAACCTGGCGTAAACTCAACTATGGGGTGCAACCGAGCAAATCCACAACCAAACAGGTAACCGACTCATGCGGAATGCTTGAAGCCTATGCCGAGGTCGACAAAGCCTTGGCAGACCTCAACGGCAATACCGCTGCGTTTCGGTTATCCGAAGACCGTGCTTTCCTTGAAACAATGAACCAGGAAATGGGAAATACCGTTTTTTATGGAAATACCGATCAATACCCCGAGCGATTTATGGGTGTTACACCGCGCTATGCGGCTCTCGGGACCGATAAAACCAAAATATCGTATAACGTCGTAAACGCATACGCCTCTGCAGCAGATGCCGACCAGACCTCAATGTGGTTAATCGTGTGGGGCAACAATACCGTTCACGGTATTTATCCCAAAGGGAGTAAAGCCGGATTCACGCAGGAAGATAAAGGACAGGTGACCCTCGAGGATGCGAACGGCGGACGTTACGAAGGGTACCGGACCCATTATAAATGGGAACTCGGTTTGACCGTTCGTGACTGGAGATATGCGGTGAGAATTGCAAACATCGACACTTCGGCACTCAATGCCACGACCGTCGATCTGATCAATGCCATGATCGATGCATACTACAAAATCCCCAACATCAACATGGGGCGGGCGGCCTTTTACGCCAATCAGACGGTATCGGCGGCGTTACACAAACAGGCGCTTGAGAAATCGACGTTCTTACGGATCGATGAGGTAGGGGGAAAACCCGTGGTAAACATGTGGGGCATACCGATTCGTCGTGTGGACGCACTCCTAAACACCGAAGCGGTTGTAAGCTAAGGAGGCTTAATATGTGGGTAGATAAAGAAAATCAAATGAGTTCGGCCCAGGCCGTTCTCGGTGATGCCGCCAGCGATGATTACATCGATGCAGGCGCTGAAGGCGATGCAATTCCGGGTCCGTGGTGGATCGTTCGCGTAGGGCAAGCATTTAATACGCTGACCAGCTTAACGATCAAGCTTGAAACCGATCCGGCAAATACATTCGACACCGGACCGACCGTACTCGCTGAGAAAACGATTGCATTGGCCGATCTTACCGCAAATACCGAAGTCATCAAAATGAAAGTACCGCTCGGTGTACAG